GCCCAAAACTCTTTAACTAAACTAAGCAAGAGTGCCAATAAGTTAGCCGGTGCATTTGGCGTTGCTTTTGGTGTTAACCAAGTAATTAAATTTGCAAAATCATCCGTTCAAGCCTTTGCCCAAGAGCAAAAATCAGCCAAGTCATTAGCCTTGACTTTAGGCAATCTAGGCATGTCATTTGAAACCATAGGAACAGAAGCCTTCATTCAAAGGCTTCAAAAAACTCGAGGCATACTGGATGACGAACTTCGTCCGGCAATGCGCCAATTAGTTTCCACTACTTTAGATGCGAAGTTATCTCAAGACATTCTTTTGACCGCACTAGATTTATCGGCAGGTGCTGGGGTCGATCTTGGTACTGCCGTTGATGCTTTAAGTAAGTCATACTTAGGAAACAATAAAGCATTAGTAGGTTTGAACATTGGTTACAGTACGGCTTCACTTAAGGGTAAGAATTTTGCAGACGTTCAAGCAGAACTTAACAAACAGTTTGCAGGACAAGGCGAAGCATCAGCCGCTGGTGCTGCCGGTCAAATGGCAATCCTAGCCGCAAGCATGGACGTTGCTAAAGAAATTGTAGGCGAAGGATTAGTTAAGGCTTTTGAGGACTTAAATATAAATGCTGAAAAGACCGGTTCACTTATGGAAACTGTTGCCAAAAAGTCCGTAACGGCTATGAGCATGGTTAGTAAGTTCATCAAAGGCAATCTGCAATTTCTAAACACTCCTGTTAGCGAACTGTTAAGCGATAAGTCAGGCAGCACGTTTGCCTATAAAATGAACTTTGACAAACCTTTTGACCCAATGAGTTCCAATTTCAATTATGAGGCTTTAAGAGCAGACCAAAAGAAACAGCAAGCGGCAGCCGCTAAGACGGCTAAAGATCGACTAGCAGCCATTAAGAAAGAACAGGCATTGGTTAAGGCGCAACAGCAACTGGCAAAAGATCAAGCCAAGATCAAGCAATTTGGAAGCATGTTTGATACTGCTCAAATAGAAATCTTTGCAGCCTTGCAAGGTAAAGTTACAGAGCAAGAAAAACTCAGATTAAACTTGCAATTAGCATTACTCCAAGGCAACGCTTCAGAGGCTGAAAGACTTGGAAAGCAATTGGCTATTGTCCAGTTACAGACCACCGATCTTGCAACAGCCATTTCAAAAATTCCAATGGCACTTAATCCGTTTAAGGGTTGGGGTTCTGAGATTGATAACTTACTTGCCAAGATGATTGAAATGTATCGTTTGTTGCAAATGAAACCGATAACACCGGAAGGCAAGACTAGAGTAAACATTACTTCACAAAATGCGGCATCAATTCTTGCTAATGCACCTCAAGCAACTACCGAGTACCAATCAATAACCGGCGTAATGGGTGAGGTAGGAGTTAAAGTACCTTCATTTAACATAACTATTAACAATGCGGGTAACGTAGTTTCAGACGCTGATTTGGTAGATCAGATAAGAAACGGATTATTGAACTCTAATCTTTCAGGTTCACCAAGTGCCGTCGGTAGATTGCTTGGCGCATTTCAGCCATGACATTACCGGCAACCTTAGACGTTTCCTTAAATTTTTCGTCGGGCGCAACTTTTGGAATACCTTTTACGCTTGACGACCCATCAAACGGAATTTTAGGCACAAACATTTTATCCGATTCAACTGCACCTGCATTAATTGTAAATTTAACTGACCGAACTCGCAGAATCAGTATCAGGCGTGGACGAAACGTTGCTCGAGATATCTACGAGGCTGGTACTTGTATTGTTAGAATTTATGACCCTAACTCAGACTTTAATCCTCAAAATCCTAGTTCTCCCTATTTTGGTCAATTAGAACCTCTTAGAAAGTTAAGAATTTCAGCCGCCGTTGGCGCAACAACTTATTATTTGTTTAGCGGTTATACCACGTCATATGTTTACTCATACGATCAGGCTGAGAATATGGCTTATGTAGATATATCAGCAAGTGACGCTTTTAGATTATTTAACTTGGCTTCAGTAGTAACTGTTACTGGACAAGCGGCAAATCAAGATACTGGCACTAGAATTGATAAAATTTTGGATACTGTTTCTTTCCCAACAACAATGCGAAGCGTTGACACAGGTGATAGTTTAACAATTGCCGACCCTGCAAATTTAAGAACTTCCTTAAATGCAATGCAAAACGCAGAATTTAGCGAGCAAGGCGCACTATTTGTATCACCCGAAGGCAATATTATTTTCAAAAATCGAAGTTCTGTTATATCAAGTGCAGGCGATACCCCAACTTCGTTCAATCAAACAGGCGGCATACCTTACAAAGACTTAAAGTTTGCTTTTGATGACAAATTAATTATTAACTCAGCGACCATGACAAGATCGGGCGGAGTGGCTCAAACTGCCGTAGATGCCACTTCAATTGCTACCTACTTTCCTCACTCTATTTCAGTCCCTGATCTAATCATTAATACAGACGCACAAGCACTAAATATTGCTAAAATTTATGTTGCGACGAGATCAAGCACCACAATCCGAATTGATGAGATGACCCTTGACTTATTTGACCCTAACGTACCAACCGCAACCATTTTAGATTTTGATTATTTTGACAATGTGCTAATAACGAATATTCAACCGGACAGTTCTACAATCACAAAGAACTTACAAATCCAAGGAATTGCGCATGATATAACTGCAAGTTCATGGAATACTGTTCTTACTACGCTAGAGCCAATAGTTGATGGATTTATCCTCGGAAGTGCCTATTATGGGCTTATTGGCGAGGATGTTTTGTCATACTAGGATATAATTAGACACTAAGGAGATACACACATGGCAGCAGGATTAGGTTTTAAGACGTTCAATACTGGTGATATTTTGAGTGCCAGCGACGTTAATGGATATTTGATGCAGGGCGTTTTAGTTTTTGCAAGTACGGCGGCACGTGACGCAGCAATTACCGCACCCGCTGAAGGGCAGTTTGCTTTTACTAAAGACACTAACAGCCTTTTTTATTATGATGGGGCGGCTTGGGTTGCTTCAGGTGCAGCAGGGGACATTGAAGGCGTTACCGCTGGAACAGGAATTAGTGGTGGCGGTACTTCAGGAACAGTAACAATTACTAACTCAATGGCAACTGCAATAGACGCTAAAGGTGATTTAGTCGTTGGAACAGGTGCAGACACTTTTAGCAAATTAACAGTAGGCACAAACGGACACACACTTGTAGCGGATAGTGCGGAAGCAACTGGTTTAAAATGGGCTGCTCCTGCTGGTGGTTCAATTCAATGCGCTCAATTTTTTGACCAAAAATCTGCTACTACGCAAGGCGGTACTTTTACTTCAGGTGCTTGGCGAACAAGAGATTTGCAAACATCTCAATTTAATAACATTACTGGTTGTTCATTAGCAAGCAATCAAATCACTTTAGCAGCAGGAACATATAAAGTTAATTGCACAGCAGCCAGTTTTGATACAGAAAGCACACAGGCACGATTTTACAATATAACTGACAGTGCCGTTGAAATAGGCGGAACTAGCGAAAATGTTAGTGGTGGAGATGCCGTTCAAATAAATGGTTTGGTAAATGGTTATTTTACAATTACTGGAACTAAAGTTTTCGAATTACAACACCAAACATCAACAACAAAAGCCACAAATGGTTTTGGTGCAGCAGTAGGTTTTAACACAGAAGTTTATTCAACTGTCAGTATTATGAAAGTAGGTTAAAATGGATGTAGCATTAGGAATTGAAGTTTTGTTACCAGCAGCACAATACTTTGGTAGCACTACTGCTAATACCAAAGAATGTTTTGATGAGTTAGATTGGAAAGACGAAAGACCTAAACCTAGTTGGATAGAAATTCAACAGGCTTACGACACTTTACCTGATGAGATAAAAAATCCATCCTTATAGCATAATCTTGAGGAATTGTGTCTAAATGAAACCATGGTTATCAAAGGCAGCGGTTCAGTTAAGGGAACAGATTGACGACGCCTTTGTTGATCGCTTACGTAAATCTGATGGATGGAATGCTGATAGTTTGCATCAATCAAGAGGCAAAAGCGATCACATACCCGACGCAAGGACAGCGGTGGTACGTGCAATCGACGTTGACGCTCGCCTTTCTGACGACAAAAGAACTTCAGCATATTTGGCAGATCAGTTACGACAATACGCCAAACATAACGGACGTATTTTGTATGTAATTCATTTAGGACAGATTGCTTCGCCGGTGCTTAACTATAAATGGCGACGCTATCGAGGCTATAACCGCCATGACCATCACATACATATTTCATTTAGAAAAGATCAAGATAATAATTCAGAGTTTTTCAACATACCACTACTAGGGGGTAGCAATGAATAAGAAAACACTTGCAATAATCAACTCATACGCACGCAGCGCATTTGTTTGTTTAGCGACAGTTTACGTAACAAATCCTTCAGGTTCATTTGATGACATTTGGAAGGCATTTTTAGTTGCTTTTGCAGCACCTTTATTGCGTGCGATTAATCCTGACGATCAGGCATTTGGCTTAGGTAGCAAAGAGTAATGACAGCCCCTGAGTGGGCTGGCTTTGCTGCTGGAATTACCACCACATTAATCGGATTACTTGCTGGCTTTCGCTGGCTAGTAAAAGGTTGGTTAAATGAACTTTTACCAAATGGGGGAAAAAGTCTAAAAGACCAAGTGACACGCCTTGAACAAAGACTGGATGAACTGATAATTGTCATTAGCAGGAAGTAAACTTTCACCATGGCTACAAAACGGAAACCGAGAAAAAAAGTCGCAAGGCAACGCCGTACCACTAAAGAGCCTATATTAGTCAAAATTGACTTTTGGGCGATTGCCGCTAAAGAGGTTTATGATGCTTGCCGTAGGGCTGGCATGGATGAGGGAACTGCACTTGCTTTTGCAATGGACAGATCATCTTATCCTGATTGGATAGTTGACCCTAAAGACCCAATCAAAAATCCTCTTGACGACTTTGATGAGGATGACGATTAGTATAAAAAAGATTGCGTTTATATCAGACCTTCAAGCCCCATTCATTGACGAGCAAAGCGTCAAATTAGTTGGGCGTTTTTTACAAAAATGGAAACCTCACCGCACCATTCAAATTGGTGACGAAATTGATCTACCTCAACTGGGTGGATTTAATGCAGGAACAATAGATGAGATGGTTGGAAACCTAGATGATGACAGAAAGTTTACGCAAGAGGTTTTACAATACCTTGGCGTTACTGACGTTTTAGGCAGCAATCATGGAATCCGACTTTACAGATCAATCAAGAAAAGACTTCCCTCTTTCCTCAACTTACCCGAACTGCAATATGAACGTTTTATGGGGTATGATAAACTCAAGATTAAATTCCACCCCTACGGACTTGATTGGGCGTACGGCTGGACGGCAGTTCATGGAGATTCTTTCCCTCTTAGCCAAGTACCATCACAAACAGCCTTAAATGGGGCTAGGAGACTAGGAAAGAGCGTAGTGTGTGGACACACTCACCGACTCGGGTTATCAGCCTTTACAGAGGCTTCCAGAGGGCAGGTAGGGCGTACTGTATGGGGTTTAGAGGTCGGTAACTTAGTCGATCTAGCCTCAAGCGGCATGGCTTATACGAGAGGCTACGCCAATTGGCAGCAAGGCTTCGCAGTAGCCTACGTGCAAGACCGCAAAGTACAGGTAATTCCTATACCTATTAATAATCATTCGTTTATCTTTGAGGGCAAACTTTACAAATAACGAAATCGTTATACGCCACGCCGGAGTTTTAATTGCCGGCGTCGGTAGCGTGTGTCATCCTTCTCTTATCCAAGTTAACGGACTTGGTGTAACGGAAAGGCTTCAAATGGACAAAATATACAGAGTAAGAATTACTAATTGGAAAGATGGCAAGGACGAGTATTTTTTCCAATATGAATTAGATGCTGAAATGTTTGCTAACAAATACAAACACTTTGGTTATACGCCAATCATGGAAACAATATTTATGCAAGAACTAGGCGTGAGAATTTAATTATGAAAATCACAGCCCTAGATTTTGAACGCCTGACCACCTGCCAAATGGAGTTTGCTGGCAATGATGGTTGGATTGAACAAACAAACCGATTTGATGAGGACATCAATTGGTCACATAAATTCATTTATTGGGTTGATACTTATGTAAGCGCATTAGTAGCAGTCCAATACCTTGCAGATGCAAAGCAGGATTACTCAATATCTTATGATGGTGCAACCGCTGATTGGGTTATTACAACCGATTACTCAGGTTCTTGGATGGTAGCCGTATGAGCCTAAAGGAAGCAGGACTTATGTGGGTATGGTCATTACTTGGAATTTTTGCTTTGATTTGGATTTATGTCGGAATCAAGGCTCAAGCCGAAGCACGTTATTACTGGATTGGTCGTCGGGATGGATGGAATATGCACCGCCGTATGATCGAAAACAAAGTGCAAGTAGATAAGGTGTTTGACTATGAACAGAACTGAGGATTTATTTGACGAGGTAAGGGTCACATTGTCGCAGAGAGGTAGCGTTTATGGTTCAAGCAGAACAAATCACGAAAGAATCTCAGAACTATGGAGTGCCTACCTTGGCGATTACATCTCACCAATGCAGGTCAGTATTTGTATGCTGCTCGTCAAAATCAGTCGTTTATCAGAATCACCTAACCATCTCGATTCAGTTAAGGACGGAATCGGCTACCTTGCAATATACAATCAAATACTTAAGGAATACGATACAGAATATAAAGGTGAAGTAGATGGCATTTAACTTAGACGATTACGAGACAGTAGAGGTGAGACTTGCTCGATTTATTAGCGATTATCCTGATTTCCGTATTGATACTCAACTTGTTGAGGCTTCCGGCACTCGTTTTATTGTCCGTAGCGCAATTTATCGGACATACGCTGACGCAGTTCCTTTCTCGACTGGTTTGGCTTTTGAGGTTATTACGGATAGAGGCGTCAATTCTACGTCTGCGCTTGAAAATGCGGAAACGTCCAGTTTGGGACGCAGCCTTGCTAACGCTGGCTACGCAGCCAAGGGCAAAAGAGCAAGTCAAACCGAGATGGCAAAGGTTATTCAAGGCGAACAAAAGCCTTTAACCTTTAAGGAAAAACTTGATTCTCGGCAATCCGTCAAAGAAACCAATAAGCCGGTTGAGCCGAGAGAACCTGAGCCGGTTTCTTGGGGTATAGGTGATGCTGTCAATGCGATCAATAAAGCCAACCCTAAAGAACCTGAAGCGTGTGAGCATGGTCACATACTTAAGCAGGGCATATCAAAGGGTAAGGGAAAACCTTACTACGGATATGTATGCAAAAAGGGTGTAGATACTCACGCTAAATGGGCTAAACAAACCTCAAATGGGATTTGGTACTTTGAGGAAGGATATGAAAATGGGTGATATGGAAATGATTGATGAACATGGAGTAAAAGCCACGTTCAAAGATGATGGCGTGCATTTGGATATTGTGCCGCTATCCGAGTGCTGCGAAATGTGCAACGACCCACGCATGATTGATATGAACGGCGTCAAAGTGTGTCCATTTTGTAGCAGCATAAATCATATCGATTACCCACATGTCAACCCAGTCTCGTAAACACCGAGGTTACAGAACTCAGCGGGTAGTTGCAGAATACCTCAGGGCTTGGTATCCACATGCCGAGCCTACCGGTGCAGGTCGTCAAGGGAGTGACATCCTAGGCACTCCTTTTGACGTAGAGGTTAAAGCGGTAACAAAATTTAGTCCTTTAGGCTGGATAAAGCAGATAAAAGAGCGTAAATCCGATAAACTTGCCTTCGTAGTATTGCGCTGCAATGGGCAGGGCGAGAAGGTTGAGGATTACGTGGTACTAATTCCAATGAGTGAGTTTATGAAGGTACTACATGACTGAACCAATACGCTGCAAAAAATGTGGTCTTTGGTTAATGGAAGGTATGACCTGTTCTGTATGCGTAAAGATCAATGCCCTGAGTGTTTGAAGTACAACACCAATACCAGTAATTACAATAAAGATTACTTCCATGAATGTAATGATTGTGGACATGAATGGAGTGAGGGTTATGGCTAAAGAATCAAATGACATTGATTGGGCATATCAAAATGCCCTTAGAGAACAATGGCTCAAAGACAATCCTGATGCAGGTTACATAGGCTGGATGAGCATATGAGCCAAGCCGGTTGGGATGAGACATGGGCGGAAGGAGATGACTTAAGAATAAGTTGTACTTATATGTGGTGTAAATCACATCTCATATAGTGAGACGGAAGGAAAAGTCATGTTTAACCGATTTGACAGGGCGAGTACGCTTCAAGCGTGCGACGCACCTAAGAGTGCGAACGCAAGCCCCGTAAGGGGGCGGCTTGCGAGTTCGCTGCTTGTAGCATTTGGGGTGTGTATTGTCTTAATTGCATTAAGTCTTGGTTCTAAAGAGATTGATTCCGTTAATGCACTACCAAGATACCAACCTATAAGTTACAAAGAATATGCTCAATTACGTATTGAAAGCGTAGTTCAATATAAATGCCTTAGTACGTTATATGGCAAAGAAAGTGCATGGAATGAAAAAGCAGTAGGCAACATAGGTGGTAAACAACAGGTGTACGGAATACCTCAAGGCAAGAGTGAATACTTACGTACTGCCAATGGATATAAGCAGATAGACTGGGGACTGTCATATATCTATGGTAAATATGGTATTGATAAAGATAAATATATCAACGCATGTGCAGCATTAAAACATTGGCAACTTAAAGGATGGCATTGAGTAATCAAGCATTAGGTTCTAAGAAATGGAAAGACATTAGGTTACGTGTGTTAGCACGTGATGGGTATGTGTGTACCTATTGTGGCACACACCTAGAGGGTGGCAATGCAACAGTCGATCACATAACATCACGCAAGGTTGGTGGCGATATATGGGACATGGATAACTTAACTTCAGCCTGTAAACCATGCAATAGCCGTAAAGGAAGTCGTTTTTTTAATAGGGTTTCTACCCCCCCTGTCTCTCAAGACTGTTCTCTCCCTGAGACGCAGATCACACGACCTTTGTCGCCTTTTCAAAAGCCATGACGACCAACACAAAACCGGTTCAAGCCAAGCGCAAGCCGGCTCAACGAGGGGCGGTGAAAAAACCGCTATTAGGCAGCACAAAACCTAGAATTCAAACGCCACCGCTCAAAGGTACGTCTCGAATTGCTGAAGTGGCTAATCTTGCTGAAAAAATTGGTATGCCGTTGCTGCCTTGGCAACATTACGTGCTTGAGGATATGTTGAGCGTAGATTCGAAGGGTAATTTCCAACGCAAGTCAAATTTGTTGTTATGCGCGAGACAAGTGGGCAAAACTCACCTTGCAAGAATGAGAATCTTGGCTGGATTGTTTTTGTTTAACGAAAAGAACATTTTGGCAATGTCCTCAAATCGAAACATGGCATTAGATACATTTAGGCAAGTAGCAAACACAATTGAGGACAATGACTTTCTAAAAGCGCAAGTAAGGCAGATCAGATATGCGAATGGTCAAGAATCAATCACTTTACTCAATGGCGCAAGATATGAGATTGTTGCTGCCACTCGAGATGGTTCTCGAGGTAAGACCGCAGATTTTCTTTACATTGACGAATTGCGTGAAATAAGCGAGGAAGCGTTCAAAGCGGCAGTCCCAACAACTAGGGCAAGACCAAATTCTCAAACTTTGATGACTAGCAACGCCGGTGATGCTTTCTCAACAGTTTTGAACAATATGCGTGAGCGTGCGCTTGATTATCCAAGTAAAACTTTTGGATTTTGGGAGTATTCAGCACCATTGGCTGCAAGACAAGACATTAGAAATAAAAAGTATTGGGCAATGGCTAACCCTGCCCTTGGTTATACGATTACCGAGGAAGCAATTGAGGAATCTATTGCAACTAATTCAATTGAAGCCACTTTGACTGAAACTCTTTGCATGTGGATTGATTCGCAGGTTTCACCTTGGACTTATGGTTCAATCGAAGCCTGTTCAGTATCTGAATTGATCTTGCCAGTCGGTGCAATGACTGTAATGGCGTTTGACGTCAGTCCAAGCAAGAGAACCGGCGCATTAGTGGCTGGTCAGATAATTGATGGCAAAATTGCGGTTGGTGTAATGGAAACCTTTAGTTCTGAGGTTGCAATTGATGAAGTTAAAATGGCTAGTTCAATAAATGAATGGGCTATGAAATATAGACCGGTTCAAATTGCTTACGATAAATACGCAACTGCGTTTATTGCCCAAAAACTTGAGCAGTCGGGTCAAAAGTTAATTGACATATCCGGACAATCGTTTTATCAAGCATGTGGGGAACTTGCTGACAGTCTTTCTAATTTAAGATTAATTCACTCAGGTCAACCTGAATGGGTTTCGTCAATGAATAACGCCGCCGCTAAATACTCAGATGCTTCATGGCGAATCATCCGCAGGAAATCCGCGGGGTGCGTGGCAGCAAGTATTTCAACTGCAATGATTGTTCACATGTTGAGCAAACCCATCTCAGTTCCTAAGATTTATGTCTAAGGTTTGTGATATACTTCACCAATGGGATTTTTTCGAGATTTAGTCGGTTTATCACCTAAAACAAACTTAACAGCGCAATTA